AATTTCAAGTATGGAACAGTTCGCTAATGGTGTTCAAGCCTGGTTTGTAGAGGTACAAGAGCTTATTTCTTTTCATACCACGGACGAAATAGAGAGAGATAGTGCTTTATGTAGTCGTGTTGAGTCGCTGTATCGGCAAGGAGCCATTTTCTCGGTGAAGGCAGCTGATTTGAAGCTATCACGTGAATTGTCACATCCCTTTAACGTTCATTGGAATTTGCTTAAATCATTTTACGAACGGGCCAAAAGTTCTGGAGCATTTTCCAATGGTCCCAGAGTTGAACCACTTATTATCTATTTGTGGGGAGAATCTGGAGTTGGAAAATCTGGTTTGATGTACATGTTGGCTACTGATCTCTTGCGCATTGATGGGATACCACGTGATACCGAAGGGAGACCAGATATTACGCAGGAGATCTATAGTCGGAATGTTGAACAAGAATTTTGGGATGGTTATAAAAATCAACGTATTACCTTGTATGATGATTTTGCTCAAATTGTTGATTCTGCTGCAAATCCAAATGATGAAATTATGGAGATTATACGAACCGGAAATTTGACCAAGTATCCACTCCATATGGCCTCTTTAGAAGAGAAGGCTCGAACTAACTTCACATCTCGTGTGATTATATGTACATCGAATACAGACGTTTCAGAGTTAAGACCAACATCAATTGTGTCAGCTGAAGCATTGCGAAGACGCTTTGATGTATGCGCTCAGGTTCGCATACAGAAAAAGTATGCAACGTATCGTCAAACTGACAATGGAGAGAGGGGTTTCCTTGATTCAGCCAAGGTTGCTGAATTAACAGGTAAGCCCTTATCGACTGATGTGTATGTGGTGACTCTGACTGATCCAATTTCAGGAGATCGATCCAAAACCAATATGTCGTATGTTCAATTTCGAGATTATTGTATGAAGAAGTATGAAGCCAAATTCAAACAGTGTACAGCATTACATGAATATTTGCGTGAACATGCAGAAACCGAACTGCGTGCTGAAATTGGTTTCGCGACTAAGTCACTTGTTCAGTCATTGACTCTCGAAGAGTTGAGTGCTTTGGGCAAGGAAAAGGTGTGCAAATTTTGGGAGAGTATTCGAAATCATGAAGCTCGTACTTGGGTAAATGAAAAGATTTCCTCTAGTATAGATGCTGTCTTGAAGCAGGGCGAAGAAAGTTGGCAAATGTTTGTTTCTTGTAAAGGGAAATACAATATTTGGAAGGATGAGTGTGTTCAGAAGGTTGGTTTGCTGATTGAAAGAGATTTTGTCTTTTCAAGAACTTTGGTAAATACCGTTAAGGAGCGAATTTGTAAGGTTCCCGACTACATGTCGGAAATTGTCAATGAGTTGAAGACCCTTGCACATGGTTTCAAGGAACAGTGTAAGAGCGTTTTGAGTAAGATCAAAGAAATTATAGATCGTCACCCTTTTCTTTCTATTGCTGCAATTACTGTCCCAATTGTTTTGGCATGTTTGTTCAAATTGTGTCGTAATAAAACAAGTGAAAGTGTTTTGTTAGATGCTCACCATGAGGGTTGTGTCGAAGGAGTTAGGTTCCAACATCGTCACAAATGTTTATGGTGTAATAAGGTTTATTCTCACGTCCACGCCTTCGTTAATGTTCAAGAGGCTGTTAAGAGGGGTCAATTGTGTCCAAAATGTCAGCGTAAGGGCGTTTCATCTGAATTTGATTTTAACGAACCAACTGGATATCGAATGGAATTGGGAACTTTGAAGACATTTGTTCCTTTTGCTCTTGTGGAAGTTGATGACAATTACGATCCAGCATATGCAGAAGAGTATGAACAAGAATTGGCTTCTTCTGGCGATCCCAAGACTCGAAAAGAGAAGAACATTTCAGTGGAACTTGTTAATGAACTGTCCAGTTCAGGAGATTTTCAAACTAAAAATCGTAAGCAAATAACAACGGAACTTTCTGCTTCTGGTGACCCTCATACCGCTCGACAAAGGGTTATTCGGACTGAAGGAGCGGAGGATTTGGAATCTCAATTGCGAAATGACGTTCAGGCCCACACGGTTTCACAGAAGGCATTGCGAAATATGTATGTACTAGAATTCGGAGATGGCTTGAATTTTCCTTTTTCCGTGAAGTGTATGTTTTTGAAGGGAAGGATTGCAATTACGGTTGCTCATGCGCTTCCCTACTTGAGAAAGTATTCCCACGTACGCATACGTAATCAACATGTGAAAGAAGGACATGTAATTTCATCCAATAGAATCAAGGACGAGCAAGTGAAGGCCAAGAATGGAGACTTTAAGGATCAGGTTTTGTTGGAATTCCCAATTAATGTTCATGATCACCCTGACATTACTAAGAATATTGTGAGGGGAACTGATATGAAGTTTACCCGTATACCAGCAGTTTTGATGATTACCGACATTCATAATGTTGCAATGAAATATGGAACAGCTGTTGGAGTTGATAAGGTAGTAAAATATGCAGATTCAAAGGAGGATGCACTTTATCAGATTAGACAATGTTACGAGTATTCTTTTGAGACAAGTAGTGGAGACTGTGGAGGAATTCTCTTTGGACTTTCAACATCACTTTCAAAGAAGATTTTGGGTTTGCATGTTGCTGGTGCCAGGGGTCTCGGTGTTTCTTCTCCTTTCAATATTGATGATATTGAAAGGGCTTTGGAGTCATTTGCGTTGGGAGCACAAATTAGTCTTGACTTGGATAATGTGCTCAAAGATCAGACACTGTCCAAGGTCGAATTGCCTGAAGGTGATTTCGTCCCAATTGGAAAGGCAAGGTTGAAAGCTGGAGCGCCGTCACAAACATCAATTAGACCAAGTTTAATTTATGGTCAGTTTTCTGAGGTTCTTACTCAGCCGAGTTGTCTGCGTCCATTCAAACGGAATGGTGTGGAAATTAACCCGATGATGAAGGGACTGAAGAAAGCTGGAAAAATCCCACCTGAAATGAATGATGTTTATTTGAAATCTGCTATCAATGACGTTGAAGGAATTGTAAATACCAACATCGACCCTTTACATGCGCGTGTTTTGACAAATATGGAAGCTGTTGCTGGTGTGGAAGGTGATCCTTTTCTTGCTGGGATAACACGAAGCACATCTGCAGGATACCCCAGATCTGCCGAAACTCGAGGACTTCCTGGAAAAACAAAATGGCTCGGCAATGATGAATATAAGTTGGATCCAGAAATTGAACAGGAAATGATTTCAATCGAGGATAGAGCGAGGAGAAATGAGAGGACTCCCACGATCTGGACAGACACCTTGAAAGATGAACGCCGAGTTCATGAAAAGGTTGAAGAAGGGAAAACCAGGGTTTTCTCTGCTGGACCCATGACTTTCACACTTGTGTTTCGAAAGTATTTTCTTGGATTTGCTGCCCATTGTGCGAAAAACAGAATTGATAATGAAATTGCCGTTGGTACGAATGTTTATTCTTATGATTGGACCCGAATAGCCCAAAGATTGCAAAGTAGGGGTGAGAAAATAATAGCTGGAGACTTTTCGAATTTTGATGGAACCTTACCTTTGGAAGTTTTGGGCCCAATCGTGGAAATTGTCAATAAGTTTTATGATGATGGAGAAGAAAACTTTCAAATTCGTCGCGTGCTTTGGAAGGAAATTGTCAATTCAGTTCATATTCAGGGTGATAATGTGTATTTGTGGACCCATTCACAACCATCTGGTTGTCCTGTAACCGCAATTTTGAATTCCATTTTCAATTCTATTTCAATGAGGTATGTTTGGATGTTGGTCGTTCCTATAGCATTGCGTTCAATGAAATCCTTTAACAAGTATGTGCGTATGATTTCCTATGGTGATGACAACCTTGTGAATATTTCTGACGAGGTTATCGAGTATTTTAATCAGGTTACCATTGCGGAAGGTTACAAACAATTTGGGATGGTGTATACTGATGAAGAGAAAAGTGGTGAAATGGTCCCTTTTCGTTCCCTTGAAAACGTGTCCTTTCTGAAGCGTCGTTTTGAGTGGAGTGTGAGTGAATATTGCTATTTGGCTCCGCTATCATTGGATACTGTATTGGAAACACCTAATTGGATTCGAGGACCATATGATGATGCTGAAAAGACCTGTGAAAATGTTGAAAATTCGTGCTTTGAATTGAGTCTTCATGGAGAGAAGGTGTTTAATGAATGGACTGGAAAGTTGAGGAAGGCTACCCGCGAATTGAATCCTCGCCCAAAAATATTAACGTTTGATGAATACCGTACCGTTGAATTGGTGAAATATGGTAAGATGGTTGCTTTATCTTAAATCCGTGACAGGGGCTATCATCAAATCGCCGAAGGATGTTAGCAGCAAAGCCCGATTTACGGTTGACTTTTGTCAAGTGGAGAGATTTCTTGTGATTTTTCTATTGATTAGTGTGTGCCACTTTAAATATAGGCTACTGATCCGGCGATTTTGGCCAAAAAGTCTGACTAAGCTTTTGGTAGTTATTAAACTCATTTAGTTGCTGATATGAAACAAAATTCTGAGATTGATATACAACAAATTACGACCTTCGCTGATGATGTAACCATAGACTCATATACTAAGCCCATGCTTACTGTAGATGAGGATTGGACCAAAATGGCTGAAGATGGACCGACCCATGATGTTCTAGCAGTTTTACAGCGTCCTGTTGTTGTGCATACTGGCGAATTTAATACTGCTTTCGCAAGTCTAACCCTTAAGTTTCCAGATATTATATTTAGTAATTCTGAAAACGTAATAAACAAACTGAATTATTTTGCGTATTTTCGTGCCAATGTCAGGATTAGATTAATTTTTAATGCTACACCTTTTATGAGTGGTAGATATTGGATGTTCTTTGCTCCCTTTGATAGTGTATCTAATAGAAAGGCTCATGTTACTCCGACTTTGATATTACAAAATTGTACTGGTTATCCTGGTGTTGAAATCGACCTTGCCTCTAATGCTCCCGTTGAAATTGAAATACCGTATTGTGCTCCATTATCACATTATAATTTAATTAATGCGTTTTCGAATATGGGTGAATTATATTTAGTTCCCTTGAATTCCATTCAGACTGGGACCGCTCCCGTTGGAACCGGTGCTGGAGCTTCTTTTTCCATCCTTGCTTGGTTCACCAATATTGACTTAGCTATGCCAACATCCGCAAAAACCGCGGTTCCCACCATTTTAAGGGCACAGATTGGTGGGTCAGATGAAGAGTGCACATCCTCTATTACAGTCAGTCAGGTAGCTGATCAGGTTGCTACAACAGCCTCTAGGGTTTCCGATGTTCCCGTTCTAGGTAGTATTGCAAAGCCAGTTTCTTGGGTGTCAAAAGCTGTTGCGGGTGTCGCTTCAACCTTTGGATGGAATAAACCTGACAGCTTAGCTCCCAACTCTAGTTTCTATAATTTACCTGCCAAAGGTTATACCAATGCTTCTGGAATAGATTCTTCTGTTAAATTGGGTGCTATGCCAGATAATTCTTTACCCACTAGTTCCGGCTTATTTTCTACCGATGTTGATGAAATGGATATATCTCATATCTCTAAGAAATCATGTATATATGCTTCTAATGTTGATTGGACCCTTGTACAATCTCCTGGAACAAAATTACATACCGTTCCAGTTGCTCCTGGTATTTGTGGTGGTAATGCTAGAACATTTTATCCAACCACCTTGGCTTATTTAGCATCCCTATTTAAATATTGGCGTGGTGGTCTTAAGTTTAGGATGACCGTAGCCAAAACTGCCTTTCATACCGGTAGATTGCGTATTACCTACCATGCCGCTATATCTGATATAACTACAGCTGTTACTCCACAGAATGCTTATAATTGGATTTTAGATTTATCTACTTCTTCTGAATTAGAGTTTACCATACCTTATGTTGCAAATGTTCCATGGAAAGAAGTTAAGGTGGCAGAATATAATCAACCAGATTTCGTCCCCGAATCCACCAAACCCGGTTTTATTACAGTTGAAGTTTTGACGTCCTTGCGTAGAGCTTCTGATTCCGTATCTGATAATTGTCCCTTAAATTTCTGGATTAGTGCCGACACTGATTTTTCTTTAGCCATACCGGATGGTGGAGATTATGCAGTTACCATTCCCATATCTCGTTTGGATGATGACGTAATATTAGAGGCCCAAATTTTTAATAGAACTGATCCATCCATTTCCCATAATGAACAAGTAGATTTCAATTCACAACAATTTTTCCCCGCTTCACGTATGTCTTATACCAAACCGGAACAACTATCAATTGGAGAGAAGTTTACAAGTTTGCGTCAATTAATTAAGCGTTTTTGTCCCATTGCTTATGCTTATCCCTTTCCATATTTAAGTCCTGATCGTTCTAAGATGGCCAGTGCAGGTCCTATTCCTATGACTGTAGATAATTATCTTTTTAATCAAATTGAATTGGATCCCGCTTATTTTGGTAGAATTGATGATAATATAGGATATCAGGATGTTGTTTACCCCACATATGGTAGTCTTGAGAATGATGCTTTGCGTGCAATGGCTCGAATTAGAAGTAGTCATCCGCTTTATCGTATATCTTATTTGTTTAGATTTTATAGAGGTGGTATTAGATATAAAATTATTAATCCACCCACTAATGACCTTAATTTCACTACTTCTGGACAGAGAGTCCCTAGTTCCGCTTCTAATGTTTATGCTTATGACGTCGCCATTGACTCTACACATCTAGGAGGTGTTAGACCCCAACTCCCCATGTTTGCAGTTAGAGGTAATGATATTGTAGAAAATGATACTTTAGAAGAACCACGGGTGACCTCTTTTACAAAATTTGATAATTTCAATCAGTTTGAACATTGTACTTATCCTGATCTAAATGGTATTTTAGAAGTAGAGGTTCCCTATTATAGTCAACTGCCCATTTCTGTTGTAGGGGAGAACACCCTTGGCACTGATGATGGACCGTTAGTTAGACGTTCTAAAATTAAGTTGCGTCGATCCCATGACCCATATGGTATGGATATACACACCTATGATTATGTTGAATCTAAAACCTTTCCAACTACAGGTGAAGAGTCATATACTGGTGGCATTAGAAATTGTATCGGGGGCGCTATAATTTATCAAGCTGCCGCAGATGATTTTTCCTTTGGTTATCTTATTGGAGCACCCCCTATATCCAAACTATCCTTTTAAAGGCTATACTTAAAATAATTATTCACGTGATTGTTTTATTAGAAATTTATCTACCTTCGGGTGGTCACTCAATTTTTGCGAGATTGAGTCCTGGAATTTAATTATTCTTTTGAACCACCACGGGTGGATGTAGAAGGAACAAGATCAATGAATTTCAGGTTCAGCCCGAAGTTTCTTTAGTCTTATTATTCTTTCGCACTAACTTAAC